TGAACATTCTCTGTATAGATAAACTCACCTGAGAATGTATTTGCTTCGGGTCCTTTAATAGAGGAAATTGTAGCAATCTTTGTTGCATTATTTCTTTTCAATATTTCATCATCTTGTGTAAAAGAAACTCTATTGCCTTCACTCTGTACATTATTTATATAAATGTTATAGAAGGATGTGTCTGATTCAGTCTCATCTCTCTTCACAAATACAACATTTCCATTTGCTCCATACACAGCATTGTTAGCAGACGTATTTGCTCTGACAGTTGGATTTAGTTCAGTTGCAAAATTTAACTGACCCAACTCATATAGCAGACGCATTCTTTCATTTGTTAATGTTTCACCTGCAACAATAGCATTTACAGGATCATCACCATCCATTTGTTGATATGAAATCAATGCTCTTGTTGTAAGTCTAAGAGTATTTGGTGAGTTAGAAGTATTTGCAACATGCTCTGTAGATACAAAATTATTATTTGAATCACACTTTAAAATAGGATCCTTTAGAATACTGATCGATCTAAAATCTGTGTTTGCAGGAATATAACCATTACCATTAGCAGAAACTCCAAGCGACCCTTCAAATTGTACATTCAAAAGAACTCTATCACCACCTAGTTCACGAATTGGGTCTTTTCCATGACCGCCAATTGGTGAAATAATTGCATTCGCAGTTGCGCCAGAACCATGAATTGAATTTGCTGTAATGAACACATCTGCTTCTGAATAATCACTACCCACATTGATGATATTTACGTTTGCGATTTGTCCAGAACCATTTACTTCTGAATATGCAAGTGCGCCTCTACCATCGCCACGAATAGTTACTGTAGGAGAAATGATACAACGAGAATCTGTATTTGCAATTGTTACAAAAGCAGAGTTTACAGTAAGTGTTTTTGTAGAGCCTGCATAGTTAGTAATTCTGCGAATTTGACCAGCGCCTGTTCCTGTAGTGATATAGACACTTGATCCATTATAAAAATTATCAACTGGAGATGGAGGATTGTCACCGACAGCAGATAATCTCAATGTAGTTGTAGAAGCAGTGAGAACAACACCGTTTGATAGTTGATGATATCCACCACCAATAGTATTTGTTTCAATAACTTCTATTGAGCCATTTACAGACGCATTCTGAACTGCTATCTGTCTATCACTCTCAACTGAACCATCTGTTGCTGATATTGTTTTCACTGGCATGTGTGATGTCGTAAGAAACTTATCAGCATCACCAAGTGATATTGTGTACATATACTTCCATGTGTAGCCATCGCTTGTTGTGAATGGCAACGTAGAAAAGTCTGCTGGCTTTACTGTAGATGTTGCGCCTTTATTGTTATACAGACACTTATAAACATTATTTTCATCCGTCATCACATAGAAAGGTCTTGTATACAAAAATGTATCAGTATCACGATACTGTGCATATACTGTTCCAGATGTCCAGTTGTATCTGGGTATAACATGACTTACATCACCAGTATTAATTTTTTTTGCACCAATAGCCTGTTTCCAAAGTTCTCTTTGTTTATTTTTATCAGTTTCGACAGGAGTAGGCGCAGTCGGCTCTGTAGCATATGCAAGTTGATTACCAAGAACTGCGTATAAAATATTAGAGTTCTTTGCTACTCTACCATCTTCATGCGACAAAGACTCGATGAAAGCCTTTGCATTCATTACACTCATTTCTTTACTAGTATAAGCAGGCATTATGTGATATTCCCTGTGTAATAGTAAGCATTAGCACTAGACACATCAGCAAGTGTCCAATTTGAAACAAGATTTGCACTTGTATCACTAATAACTTTATTTAGTTGCAACTGTCTATAACCGTCTGGAGTAGTTTCAATAGAAATGATATCTCCATTAGCAAACTCTGATGTCAGTGTTGTCGATGTTCCTACAATATTGAATGCATTCGCATAGTAAATGTTTGCACCTGTTACATTACCATACACCCAAGCTGAAGACATGTTTGCTGAAGTTGTGTTACTAGACTTATTTAGTCGTACTTCAAAGAACTTATTGTAACTTGGTTCAATAAGTGCAGAAGAACCATTTGCAAACTGTGTTGAAAGTGATGTTGAAGTTCCAGTAATCGTAAATGTATTGTTTGTAATAGCAACAGTACCACTCGCTTTAGGCTTTGTGATTGCGATTGTACCATTAGAAGTACTTCTCTTCTTCTGATAATTTGTTGTAACGACATTCACATCAACATTAGATGCAGTCTTAAACTTACCAAAGATTGCCTGACCGCCAGGATGAACAAGTTGAAGAGCAATATCTCTATATCTTTCAAGAGATACTGAGGCTTCAATCTCATAAGAAAACTCTTGATAGAATCTGCTATCTTGAATAAATCCTCTCTTCGATGATATATGACTTCTTGTCGATGCATAATATCCTTCTGAGTTAGCAACATCATTGAGCGTTAGTCTAATCTGACCTTGCAATGCATCTGGATGTGACGTTTCTCTTATGTTTACAACTTCATTTTGTTTGTGTGAGAATCCAGAATCAACGATTCTAAGAGCGGTGATTGTGCCGTTTGCACCAACCGTAGCATTGATGTTTGCATTCTTACCAAGAACGCCTTCATCTTGAATACTGACAATCTTTGCTGTGCCTGGGCTGCCATTCTCTTCTGTACTTTGATCTGCACTAGTATAGAAACGAACATCAACAAACTGATTATTTGCATAAGTAATATTTCCAGGGTCGCGCTGAAGTTCATCTTGCCAAACTCTAACTTGCGTTTCGTATGTGCCGTTAGCCCATTGCTTGGTATACTCTCTCGACTTTACATTACCACTTGCACCAGTATTTGCTTGTACGATTCTATCATTTGTATCGATGACTGTAATTTGTGAATTGCCTGTATTGAAATTGACATCTTCATATTGTAAAGTGATGTACTGTTCACCAATACCAAGAACTGCAATTGCATTGTCTGTTACATTCACGTTAGGAGCAATAGAGAATCCTTCACCGCCAACACGATTTGACAGTTGAGCAATCGTTCCGACTGTTGTAGATTGAAACAGCAATGAATCGTTTAGTTTTGTGTAGATATTTTCAATTTGTGTATTTGCTGTTGTTGATACAACATTACCGACAGTTGTATTTGCACCAACAATGCGAAGACCCTCATTTTCAATAAATGACTTCATAGGACCAGCGTCAAACTGAGATGTTAGATTCGCTGTAGTGTTTGCTGTGACTTGAAGCGTTACTAAGTCTCTATCATCAGCACCACCAACTCCACGAGTATAGCCATTTGCTACCGTTGAGATGACTTTCTTTACAACGCCGAAAGCATTAGAAGTTCTGCCTACTAATTCATCACCTTCATTGACAGTTACAATTTTACCCAACTGAAGAACATGATAGCCAATTGTATTTGCATTGAACGCAGATACTGTTCCTACAGTTGTACCAGTAGAGATTGACTTGTTTACTTTTTCTGATGTGCTGAAGTTTTTATATCCGTCTACAGCAAGAACAACGTCAGTACTATCGTGCGCCCTTCTAATTGCTTTTACTGTACCGTTTGCACCAGATGTAACACCATACAGACTATCTCCAACAATGACACCAGGATCAGATGTATTAGCAAGAACAATAACAGCGTTTGCGTTTGTTCTATAATTTACGCCTTGTGTTATAGTTTCTCCTTGCTCTGGAAAACCATAATCAGGTGATGCAAGCGGTGTGTTTGCAAACCTGTCCATTCTTCCAGTGCCAGCAAATGAAGGAGCAAGAATGCCAAATATATTATTACTAGAGACAAGATTTACGTTTGTTGATACAGCAAATGTATCATTCAAGTCTTCTCTTCTAATTGTAAAACTAGCAGGAGATGATCCATCACCGCCAGTTATAGATATTTGTGTTGTATCATTTACACTAGATGAGTATCCAGAACCACCATCAAGAATAGAGAAAGTAATTGCTCCACCCAAGTCAACAGTTTTTGTAACAACAACTTTACCAAATTGACCAATATCAGATGATATGATATCTACCACATCGCCAGGATTATATCTTGCGCCAGGAGATATGATTGTAAAGTTACTAATACCAGCTTCAACAGAAGGAGCATGAGGAGTTGGTCCATCAGCTAGAGACACTGGCTCCAGATGAGAGAATGTTCCACTAATATTTGAGACATAGATTTGATCAACGACTCTGTTTCTTATAGTTCTCTTTACAACATTTTCAACAAGTGCTGTAGCACCAGAATCATTTCCTGTAATCGTTCTACCAATAAAACTTAGATTGTTCTTATCGTGTGTTGTAACAAGATATCTATCAATACGCCACTCACCATCTGAAACTTTTAGAATTTGATCAGCGGGATAATTTACCTCTACATCTTCATTATATAATATACGAAACAGAAGTTTGTATGATGATAGAGTGCCTTTTGTTTGATACAGGTCTTTGATATTTTTTGCAAGAAGTGACTTATCGGCTAGAATTGTTTCTGGAATATCAGCCATAACAGTTCTGCGAAAGTATTCAATATACTCGTCTAGCGTTTCATCAATATCTTTGTAACTTTGAAGTTTCTTTAGTTCATGTCCTTGATTATCGCTTTGCTCAAGCCATTCATAGTATGCTTTTACAAATGCAACAAAATTAGCACCTTCTTCGTTATAGAAAGAGGGAAACTGATTTTGTACAAGTGTAGAGAGTTTTTCTTCAATGGCCATTTTATTCTATCTCAGCAATAGCGTTGATTGTAGCGTCTACTCCATTCATAATCAATATCTGCTCACGAATTGGTGTAACGTCTAGATTTACAGTTTCTACAGAAACTCTTAGTTGAATACCCTCATACGCTGTAGGTGCAAAGTTTTCTATCTCAACAAGTCCAGTATCATAGTTTATTGTTCCAGCATTTGTGATGATATTAACTTTCTGTTTGTTTGCATTATATCTGAATATATTTACATTACCATTACTATCATCAGATAAAAATGCAGTGAAGTTATTATAAGTGAAACTTGTAGATTCCAGTGTGCCTTTTCTGATTGCATTACTAAATCTAAGAGTTACCTTCTCCGCTCTCTGCGTGTTTGGTGAAATGCGCTTCTGTATTTTCAGAGACACTTCATTATTGAAGATAGATTCATTTGTATTGTCCAATGCACGAACAAAACGAGAATATCTTAGTTTGTTGCCAAACTGTTCTAGATTTGTAGAACTAAAGGAATCGATGGCCGCTTTTGTAGTTTGAATTGTGGCTGAAGCAGTCAATGTTGTTTTTAGTTTATCATAGTAAGTTGTAATAGTAGGAATGATATAGATATAATCTGCATCGATGACAACAGGATCAATACCCAATGGTGTTCTGTCTATGATACTTTCTTTGATTTCTTGCTTTCGGATTCTCGTTGCAAAGAGTTCACCAAAAGGCTTTACAGCAATATAGACTTTACCATAGACAGCAGGACTTGCAAGTTCTCCACCAAACGCCGTAACAGATTGTAGATCGGTGTTCTCGTTTAGAAGTATTCTCTGATAGTCATTCTTGATAACGGCTCTGTTCTGAACTTCAAAGTTTCTTGGTGCATTGAACTTTATACTATCAACAGATTCTTGTTCGACACCACCTCTTGCTACACTGTTCACTACAAGTGATGCTGATGTATAACTAGGATCAATATTAATCGTATCTATAGTGAATGTGTTTGCGCCATTTGTGTCTGGCCCATTACAAACACGATAATCAACATTAACAATATTATTGTTCTTTAGAGGTTTACCCAAAGCACCACTTGAAAAATATAGTTCATACTTTTTATCAGAAGCCTCTTGAATATAATAAACTGGGCTTGCAGATGTAACATCACGAATATTTGTTGCTTGTGTAAATACAGTATTTGATAAATTAGAAGCGGACTCCTGAACACGAACAGAAATGCTTCTTGTATCAATGTTTTGGTTAGGTAAAACATATTTTACAGGATTCGATGTATTCACAGTAAATCTATGTGTTAGAGGCTCACCTTCAATAATAGAGATTGCTTTTGTAAAAGTATTTGCGTTGTTGTTTATTGTCAGTGCTTCAGGCGTCACATATGTGTATGCAATATCATCAATCGTTGTACTAAACTTAGAGTTTTTAGGAAGAGTAAATGAAGAAACTGTATTTGAGATACCAGTAAATGTAATCGTTACGTTAGCGGTGGCACCTCTGGCAGAACGAGTCACATAGCCAAGTTCTTTTGCTCTCGACACGACACTATCTCTTTGCTGTGCAGTGTCCAAGAACATTTCGTTTGCAAGCATATTTGTATAGAATGCATTGTAGTGTGTATTATATGCAAGAACATCCAACAACACAGCCATGTTACTACCTTCAAAGTCGTAGTCTTGGAACTGTGTCTGTGAACTCAAATATGTTTTTAGATTACTACGAATGTCTTCAAAATCGACATCCGTTACTTCTAGATATGTGTTAGCGGCCATTACCTAACTCTTTCTAAGATTACATTTAGAATAACAGGATTTACATCATTGCGAATACTGAAAGCAACAGTAACAGACAGTGCATTTAAATCAGAGCGATCTTCAACCAGAACTTCTAGGATATCCGCTCTAGGCTCATAGTTGTCTATTACCTCACGAATAGCGTTTTCCATAGTCTGCTTCAGTGCTGGCGACCATAGTTCAAATAGATAGTAACGAATAGAACAGCCGATGTCAGACTTGAACGGACGCTCATAGTAGTCAGTAAGAATCAGATTACGAACAGATTCTTTCACTGCATCTCTGTTTGTTTTTCTAGAGAGTTGTCCAGTGATAGGATTTGGTACGAACAAACTGTCCAAATCACTGAAAACTACTTTGTCTTTTACTCCAGCCATTTTTATTCCTTACATACACAAATCTTCATACTTTGTTGTATGAAGTCGATGTAATGACATGTCTCCATGTTTACGAAAGCGTCTGTTGTATTGACGCTTAATTCTTTTTCTTTGCCCTGGCTTCCAGTTCAAGAACTGTTTCCAACCAGTAAGAGCATCAAACTCATCGCCATTTTTTAGAGGTATTCTTTTCATAGTTTACTCCTCTATGTAAACATCTTGCGGAAGTCCTAACCAAGCACTAAGTCCAAATACTTCCATAATCATAAAAGTGAAGAACAACAACAAAATACTCCATACAATCATCTTACCACTAAAGTTGTGTGCGGCTAGACGAATAGCAACCAGTTCATTACCAAGAATACGAAGCATGAGTTCAAACTCATTATGAT